GGACCGGCCAACTGGGACATGACTTTGCGTTCCGTGTTCAACCGGACATCTTGCCTGCCGTCGTTGTCGGGCTGGAGGAGGGCGCGGCCGTTCCACCACAACTCGGCCCTAATGTTCCGGAACTTCTCAGGATCCTTGGCCCGTTCGGCGACGTTGACGGGGACGATCCGTGACCGATGTTTCCCTTCCTGCCCCCATTTTTGGAGCAGGGAGACGACGCCCCAGCCGACACCGATCGTGTCGATCTTCACTTTGACGGCTTCGGTCAACTCGCGCTGAACATGCAGATCTTCCGCTTCGCGGATGTGGCGGAGGCACACTTCGGCGACGTCGACTGCGTTCTCGTTTGCTTTGCCGGATGATCGGTGGACGATGTCGGCGGTGAATCCGTCTGCTCTGGCGATGACGAACTCGTCACCACCGTCGGATGCGATGTCAATACCCAAACGGATATGAACCCCGGTTATTGGTTCTTCGTTGTTGAGGGCCCTCTCGCACCACCCGAAGGGGATCACCTTGTTCGCTGTCGTCCTCGGGAACCGGGCCCACACACGAGCCTCAACGAACGGGGAGTCGTCACCGAACTCGGCAATAACGTCATCGACCCACCGTTGGTCGACGAGGTGTTTCGTGATCAGATGCTGCGGCACTTGCGGCGGACAGGTTTTGCAGACACCGACCGCTTCACCCGTGAAGTTGGGGGTGTCGTAGGCGGAGATCGTGATCTGGTTGAACAGTGGCGACTCGTAGCAACGCTCAAACCACGAATCCTCCTGATCCGTTGGCGGGTTACCCAACAGGAGCAGCCGGGTGTTCCCACCGGTCATAAGGGCCTCTAATGCTTGACCCACTACCTCCCCGATACCACCGGCTTCGTCCACGACGATCAGCAGGTTGGGGGCGTGGATACCCTGCGTGGCTGCCTCGTCGTAGGGGGAGGGGCTGAACCCGTAGGCAACAATGTCGCCGCCGATCTTCCACGTCTGCGTCAGCACCTCACCGGGCAAATCGGCCATGAAGTGACAGCGCCTGATGTGGGGCCAAATAATGTTGCGGACCTGCCGGTGTGTGGGGGCGATCGTGATGGCGAGGGCCGTGCCGGGGGCGTGGGAGGCGATCCACCATGCGACGATGCGGGCCGACAGGTGGGATTTACCGGGAGCGTGGGAGGCCGCGACGACGGTGCGCTGATTCTCTACGACGCTGCGGGCAATCTCGACCTGTTTCGACCAGAGGGATTCGCCGAGGCCGTCTTGGATGAACCCGACGGGATCGCCTTCGTAGCGGGCCCACGGGTTGTTTTCCTCGGCGTCGAGGAGCATGGCGAGGGTGGCTTTTTCTTCGGGGGACAGTTTCGAGTAGATCTCGTACCGTTCCTCGACTGTGGCGGTGAGCACCTTGTCGACGAGTCTCATGCTTCGAGTTCGCGCCTTTCGAGGATGCGGGCGACTTTGCGTTCGAGTTCTTCGGTGGAGACGGTGATTTGGATGGGTCCGCCTTCGGGGCCGCTGATTTCGGTGCGGTCGTAGCGTCCCCATTTGCGGGGTTGTTTCCGTTCGAGGATCCATGCGGAGGCTTGCCATGTGCCGTTTTTGGCGGCGTTGTCGATGTTCATGACGTGGCCGATGATTCCTTCGGCGTCGGCTTCTTCGATTGTGTCGAGAAAGTCGAGGAATGGTTGCTCATCGCTTTCGATTTCTAAACCGGCGTTGAGTCTTTCTCTTTGGATGTTGCCTCGTTGGAGCCAGTTGTAGAAGGTGGTTCGGTGGATGCCTACGGCTCTACAGGCGTCGTCGATGTAGGCGCCTGCCCGGAGCATGGTGGCGATGGCTTCTTGGCGTTGTTCGTTGAGGAGTGTTTTTCTTCCTGTTTTCGCTGGGGTCGCCATGGAGGTTGATGTTACCTCGGGTTAGGTGTATTGGCCGGTTGGTTCGGCTAGGTATTGGGATTTGTGTGCGGAGGCGAGGGATCTTCCGACTTCGATTTGGGTGCCGAGGGTGCGGATTCTTTCTTTCAACGCCCTGACTTTGGCTTGGGCGAGTTCCATGGTGAGGTTTTCGTGTCGTGTCTCGTAGACGGCGATTTGTTTGCGGAGTTCCATGCTGCCGATGGCGTCGAGGAAGGTGCGGGCGTAGGCGACTTCGTAGGCTTGTTTGGCCCTGACGGCTTCTTCGTCGAGTTGGGCGATGTCGTCGGTGGCTTTGTCGAGTAGGCGGGAGAGTTCTGCGAGGCGTTCGAGGGCTTGGGCGTGGTTTGGGATCATGCCCCAATACTACAGGGGGTTAGTTGTTGATGTTTTCGACGAGGTCGAAGGTGAGGGGGTCGCCTTCGGACCAGCCGAGATCCATGTGGCACTTGGTTGTTTGGGATCCCGTGTTGTAGAACACCATCATGTAGCGGGTGTTGTCTCGCAAGACGTGGGTTTTCTGGCTGGAGATGTCTCCGCCGACTTTCGATCCGGCGCCGACGAGTTCGCTGGCGATCCTCGTGCCACCGGACCATGCTGAGGCCGAGTAGAGGCTGGCTGTGGCGTTGTCGGTGAAGTTGCGGTTCAGGTTTCGGGGCGTAACGGAGGCGCTCGGGTTGAAGGAGGCGGAGGCGCCCTCCAGCAGTACGGCATTCACGGGGTGGGTGGTGCTGCCGATCGTGTAGAACTCGAACTGGACTGGTGTGCCGTTCGTGTCGAGCACGTAGCCGACGCTGGAGGTTGCGCCGATATCGAAGAACTCACTCATCAAGAACACGAGTCCCCGTTTGGCGAGATCCCGGCCGTCGGTTGACAGTTCAGCGTAAGCGCGTCGCTGCCAATAGTTCGTCACTACCGAAGTCTACAGTGGCGCAGGCACTGCCTTGAGGTGCAAATCCCAGTCGATGTAGACGACGGGTTCTTCGTCGGTGGCGAGGCCCCGATAGTTGCGGCGTCGCGGCGGATCTTCGGGGGGCAGATCGATGATCTGGTGGGGTTGGGTGAACAACAGTTCGCCTTTGCCTTGGTCGAAGGCGAAAAGGATGATTGTGGGAATCCGGGTCAACTCAGCGATTTTCTGCATGTCAGCGATTTTGCGGTGCTTCAGCATCAGACCGCCGTAGGAGCGGACTTGGGTCATGGATTCTTTCCGCACCTTCAACTCGAACTGGGAGGTGACGGCGTCCCCGTTGCTGATGGCGTAGTCGACGATGCTGTATTTCGGCATCCGCAGCGCCTGATGGGGTGGGCCGAGGTGTTTCACGATCCGCTCCATCACGTACCGTTCAAGGATCCGGTCTTTTTCCGTCTCTAACGTGACGTTCACGCGGCCACCCAGCCTTTGCAGTCGCATGGGCCATTCGAGTGATACCAACTCCCGGTGATGGGAACTTGGAAGGCGCACAGCGTGATGGCCCTGTCGCCGTGGAACCGCAGATGGTGCCCGCATGTCGCGCAGTTCCGGTCATCCCACTCGCCGATCTCGTCAGCGATGCACAGGTCGCACAACAGTTGCCAGCCACGGTAAGCACGCGCCCCGGGTTGATAGCATCGTTGGCATTTGACAATCACATCTTCCATACCCGCACACTCACCCCCGGTTCGCCGTAGATTTTTTCTACCCGCAGGCTGATCACTTGACCGTCGTCCTGCCAGACGTGGGCATCGGTGACGGCGTCGAGTACGGCGCGTGTCAGTTTGTCGATGTCGGGTCGTACCGCTGGGACGGGGTGTTTCGGGCGCAACGGCCGTTTGAATGAGAAAACGAGCGAAACGCCCATCGGCTCGGCAGCGTACGCCGCCCACCCTGAGGCGATCCGGGCGGCCACGGCGGACTGTGCGACCCTGTCCCGCCAATCCTTCAACGGTTTCCCGGCCTGCTCCACGAGGGCGACACGGCCATGCTTCGTGACGAAACCGCGTTTGGAGCCTTGCGGCTTCGGTTCACCCGAGACAATGAAACTCAGTGTCACTGTTCGCCCGATGGTTCCTTGCGGCTAATCGTGTCCCGCAGAATCTTGTACACGGACTGCTCCGTGACATTCATGGCGGCAGCGATCTCCCGGTACGTGATGCGCTTGCGGCGCAGACTCAAAATCACCGCCTTGCGGACCTTCGAGATCTCCTCAATGGCCCGCTGATGGTTACGGATCAGGTCAGTCAACTCTTTGACCTCATCCAACTCCGGGTATTCCACGGACATTGTTTCGAGCGGGCCGTCAATAAGGGCGGTCATTTTCTTCCTCTCTCGGGGTTTCAGACAATCCTACCCCCGGTGCGGGGCGGATTGACCTTGGGTTGGGGGCGGGGAAAGGCAGGCTCAAAGGCAGTTTTTGTTCACCGGTCAACAGCCACCAGTGACCCCGCAGATCCACGAACGGGGTCAACTCGGCATCCCACCCGTGTCGCAGCAGCCACCCGTGCTCATACGACCTTTCACGATACGACTCGATCAAGCCGTGGCAGCCTGTTGTGCCCGACCCGCACAAGGCGAGCAGATTCGCCGGGTCGTTGATGCGGGGGTCTTTCGAGCCACCCATGCCACGGGGACGCCGGTGGTGCAGGTTGAACACGAACAGCGGCGTCCAGCACACCTCGCAGTGATGCAGCGACCGTGACACGACAGCATGACGGGTATGTATCTTCACGGCATCTCCGTCGCCCTCATGACCGACCTGATCTGCTGCCGGATGCTCTCAGGCATCGGCACCGCCATCGCCTCGGCCTCCGTGATGGCGCGGCGCAGCGACTCCTCACGCTGATGCGACGACTGTTGCTTCTTGTGAGCCCTCCACAACCGGTTCAGGTGCGCGGGCATCAGGCCCTCCGTCGACTCCCGGTAATGCTCGGCCACGAGAGCCTCAGCCACCTTGGGGGCCATGTCCGGGTCGAGGGTCTGTGACCACACTC